CCCAAATTTGACCGCGTTCGCGGGACAAGCAACCAAGCCGCCCTCGAGGCGGCTTTTTCAATTCTAGGAGAGGCAATATGCCAACCATTAACGAACTCCGCAGCGAACGCGCCAAGGTCAACGCCAGCGTGCAAGCCCTGGCCCTGATCGAAGCCGGCGGTGGTCAACTGACCGCGGAACAGCTGGTGGAGTTCGCCGGTCTGCAAACCAAATTCGGCGAGCTCACCGCGCAGATCACCCGCATGGAAGCATCCGAGAGCATGGCCGCTGCGGCCGCCGTGCCTGTCGACCGCGCCCTGTCGGCGATCCACCAACCCGCAGCACCGCCTGCAGCCGCTGCAAGCATGCCGGCGACGCCGCGCATGCCAAGCGTGCCCGGTACCGGCATGTCGCGCATGGTGCGCGCACTGGTTGTCGCTCAAGGCAATCAGCAGGTGGCCGCCAAGTTTGCGATGGACAATCACTTCGGTGAAGACGTCGCGATGGCACTGAACACCCTGACGCCTGGCGCCGGCGGCGTGCTCGTCCCGCAAAACATGGCCCGCGAGGTGATCGAGCTGTGGCGTCCGCAGTCGGTTGTCCGCCGGCTCGGCGCGCGCACGCTGCCGCTCACGAACGGCAACATCACCCTGCCGCGCCTGAAGGGTGGTGCAGTCGTTGGCTACACCGGTAGCGATTCCGATATCGGCGTGACTGGCCAGACTTTCGACAACCTGAAGCTGTCGGCGAAAAAGCTGACCGGCCTGGTACCGATTTCGAACGACCTCCTGGCCTACGCCGGCACCAGCCCGAACGTCGACAAGCTGGTGGTGGATGACCTGACTGGCGCCATGAGCTCGCGCGAAGACAAGGCCTTCATCCGCGACGACGGCACCCTGGAAACCCCGAAAGGTCTGCTGGCCTGGGCGCTGGCCGGGTTCAAATTCGCGGCGTCCGCAGGTGACACGCTGCAGAAGATCGAAAACGATCTGAACAAGCTGATCCTGGCTCTGGAAAACGTGAACGCCAACATGGGTGCGCCCGGCTGGATCATGTCGCCGCGTTCGTTCCGCTTCCTGGAAGGCCTGCGCGACGGCAACGGCAACAAGGTCTACCCCGAGATGAAGGACGGGAACCTGAAGGGCTATCCAGTCGGCAAGACGACCCAGATCCCGAACAACCTGGGCGCCAGCTCGAACCAGTCGGAAATCTATTTCGTGGACTTCAACGACTGCTTCATCGGCGAAGACGAAACGCTTCTGATCGATTACTCGAAAGAAGCGACGTACAAGGACGAAGGCGGCAATCTCGTGAGCGCCTTCCAGCGTGACCAAACGCTGGTGCGCGTCATCGCGAAGCACGACTTCGGCCCGCGCCACGTCGAATCGATCGCGATTCTGACTGCGGTCACCTGGGGCGCCTAAAGCGACCTGACTGCCGGCCTGCTGCTGCAGGTCGGCCAACCCTTCATCAAGGAACCGCATCATGCAAACAGTCGAATTCATCAAGCCCTGGAAAATCTACAGTCCAGGCGACGTCGCAGGATTCGAGGCCGACCAGGCCAAGATCCTGATCGACGGGAAGGTCGCAAAACCGCACGAAGAAGACGCCAAAGCCGCAAAACCAGCGAAGTAATCTTCTGCATCTCCGGCGCCGGGCAGGCACGCACCGCGCGCGCCGACCCGGCACAGCGCTAAGAGAAAGCAACCGTGATGACCCATCTACATATGACCCCCGAGGTCTCGACCATTCGCGCGTACTCCGCGCCGGGCGGCTACGAAGCGCGCCGCGCGTACGAAGGGATCATCACGGTCACCCACCTGACAAGCAGCACCGTGTATGTGCACGGCGCCGTCGGCAAGATCGACCGCGCGACGCATGCACGTGCGCTGGACATGCTGCGCGAGCGCGGCATCACCACGGTGATGTACGAGCGGCGCGGGCGAATGAAAACTATCGAGCTGGAAACGAAGACGTGACCGCCGAACACCTGGCCACGATGCCGGCCGCCGAAGTCGCGCCACCCCTGAAACCCTGAAAAAAGCGAAATAAAAATATGGCCGTCGCGCAACTGGTTATCTTCGCTGGACAGTCGCAGTGCAACAGCAACGGCACGACAAACGCACAGACCGTCCCGAGTGCAATCTCCGGGCCGATGAGCGACGTGTTCATCTGGGATCCGTTCGGCAAGGCTTGGGTTACTTATCAAGCGCAAGTTACGTCCGCAGCTCACCTGAAGGGCGGCAAGTACCCTGACACGTCACAGAACTATTTCGGCGCCGAAGCCGAATATGCCCGGCGTTGGAAGGTCGACAATCCCGGCGTTCCGTTGTACATGGTCAAGAAAGCGCACAGCACCACATCGCTTTCGCAAGCTGCTCGCACCGCCAATCGCGGTTGTTGGGACCCGGCGCTGCGCGACGATCTGTTCGACGAGCTCGTGGCCTGGGCCGCTGATGCCAAATCCAACCTGACCGCAGCAGGGAAAACTGTCAACCTTCGCGCCATGAACTGGACGCAAGGCGAGAACGATGCAGGCTCGACGCTCGACGCGGCCAATGCATACGGCGCGAACCTTTCAGCCTTCATCGACGCAGTGCGCAGCAGTGGCGTCATTGCAAGCGCTACGCCATTCGTTATCTCGCGCATCCAGACTGCTACCTGGGCAAACCCTGCGCCAGTGCGCGCCGCCCAGCAGACGGTCGGCGAGACGAAGGCGTATTGCCGGTGGTTCAGCGCGGACTCCGTCACCATCGACGGGTCGGATACCGTGCACTACGGCCCGAACGGCGTTGTGATCCATGGTGACCTGATGTACGAAGAAGGCCTTTCGGGTACGGAGACCGCCAAGCTCTACGCTTCGCGCATGACGGTGGCGCCGTCGAGTGACCGCCTCACCAAGCTGGCGTCGTTCTTCGACACGCTGATCAGCAATGGCTTGTGGTCGGGGATTTCAGTGATGCAGATTTACGCATCGCCGACCGAGCAAGCTGCGCGCGTCAATGCGAAGAGCGGGGCTGTCACCGCCGTCAACTCCGGTATGACCTTCACCGCAGACCAAGGCTTCACGGGTACCAGCACGGCGAGCTTCATTAACACGGGCGTCAATCCTGTGACTGGCGATTCGAAGCTGGAGCCGGGCAACGTCAGCTATGCCTACTATCTGCGGGGCAACATCGGGACGTCAGGCGTCGACCTTGGCTTTAACTCAACGACGACTGGCCGGAGCGTGATTGTCACAGCGGCTCAGTCGCCAAGTACGGCTAATTTCCGCCTGAACAACTCGAACACCAGTGCCGACAATACGTACAACGGAATTCCCGACGTATCGGGGCTATGGAGTGTGAGCCGTAAATCGATGGGCGCATGCGCGCTGTACAACCAGGGTGCGCAGGTGCACACGACCGACACGGTCAACACGGACGCTGGCGAGTCTAGCAATTCGATTTTCCTCGGCAACCGCAATTCCGGCAACAACACGTCAGGCGTGAACGGCACCCTCCGACAGTACAGCATGTTCATCGCCGGCTCTGGCCGCACTGCGGCGCAAGAGGCCGCGCTGAGCAATGCAGTATCCGCCTACCTGGCTGCTATCGCAGAGCCTGCCGCCGATACCACCGCGCCGGTAATGACCGGTGAGATCACGGTGTCCGCGCCCACCACGTCGGGCGCTACGCTGTCGTGCTCAGCAGCGACAGATGCAGTCGGCGTTGCCGGCTATGAATACAGCATCGATGGCGGCGCGAGCTACACCGTTATCCCGAACGCGGCACGTTCGGTCGTGGTTTCGGGGCGACCCGCCGGCACTGCGCACGCGGTGCGCATGCGCGCCTTCGATGCTGCTGGCAACCGCGCCACGCCTCTGTCGGCGAGCTTCACCACGCTGGCCGAGCAGCCGGCGCAGAGTGCTGTGGTGGCCTCGACGGTTGCTGAATCCCGCCGGGTTGCATTCCCGGGCGGCACCCGCGTGGTGGCGTTTGGCAGCGTGCCAGGCGCGCGCACGCCAAACGCTCCCTACCTCGAGGCAGGCAAATGGTGGAGCGAGAAGCACCCGCTCGACGAACGCTACTGGGTGGCAAATATCACGATCGACCTGGCCGAGCGCGGCACTACTGCTGCGGAGGTCGAGGCCATCGTCGCTGGCGTGACAGTCCTTCAGCAGGCTGTCATTCAGGGCAAGTTGATCGTGGTGAAGCTGGGCGGGTTCAACGCAGCCATGGGCGCGGTCAACTTCTGCACGTTCCGCGTCAAGTGCGCGAACGGCGAGCGGTTCGACCGCACGATCTGGTTCAAGCAGCAGGTGGGCTCGTGGTCGCTGGAGAAGGATGCGGACGACGAGAGCTATTTCGTGGCCGACATCAGCAACGACCTGGCCGACAGCAACACCAGCGCGACTCAAGTGAAAGCGCTGCCAGTCGGCGTGGTGGAGCTCGTGCCGGCGGTGATCCAGGGGTCGTTGATCCTGGTGAAGCTGGGCGGCATGGACACCTTGCCGGCCGGCATCAATTACTGCGACCTGCGCATCGACTGCGCCAACAGCGAGCGGTTCTACCGAACCATTCAATTTAAAAGGGTGGACAACTGATGATCGATGCATCGCAACTGCCGAGCGTGCCGAACACCGAGCTGCTCAAGCAGCAAGAAGAGGCCGCTGTCGAGTACGCCCGCGCGCCTGCAGCACCTGGCACGCAGCACGGCACCGGCCGCCCGCCAGCAGTGCAGGGGACGACACGATGAGCTGGAAGCTGATTACTCCTCCTGTCGGCCTGGCAGTATCGATGACCGAAGCACGCACCGCGGCGCGCGTGGACGTCGGCGAAGACGGGACGTCGCCCCTTGACGGAGAAATTCAGCGTGCTATCCGGACCTACACCACTGAAGCTGAAGGCGAAACGAACCGCGCGGTGATGGAGCAGACCTGGCGCCTGACGCTGGACGGCTTCAACGGTGCGATCGCGCTCCGCCGGCCGCCGCTGCTCCAAGTAGTGCACCTGAAGTTCTACGATGCCGACCTAGTCCTGCAGACGCTTCACCCGGAGGACTACCAAGTCGACGGCGAAAGCGAGCCGGGCTTCATCATTGCCGCGCCGGGCCGCGCCTGGCCAGCAACGGGACGCTCGGTCAACTCGGTCGAGGCTCAAATCCGGTGCGGCTACGGACCCGACCACACGACCGTCCCGGACGCCATCTCCGGCTTCATCCTGGCGCGCTTGAGCGAGCACTTCCAGTCTGGTGGGCAGACGAAAAACGAGCACGTTAAGCGGCTGCTGTGGCCAGAGGTAGTGATCACATGATGAACGACCGCATTGCGCTACTCAGGCGCACAACGGCCCGGGATGGTGCTGGCCAGCGACTTCCAGAAGCCTGGACGCCGCTTCCCGAGATTTGGGCGAATGTAAAGTTCCAGTCCGGCGCCGAAGCCATGCGCGCAGATGCTGACGTATCGATCGTGAAGTGTTCGATCAGGATCCGGGTTCGCTCGGATGTCGATGCGACGATGAAGGCGCGTTATAAGCGGATCGATTACGACATCAAAGCGGTGCTACCCGACTCGAAGGATCGGGACTTCGTGTTTCTTGTGTGCGAGGCGACCAAATAATGGATTTTGATCCGTCGAGCCTTATCGAGGCTGTGCAGGAGACCGTCAACCAGGTCAGTAGCGTGGTTGATGAAGAAATGCTGCGCACCATTGGCTTCGCCGGCGCCGACTTGTTTCGCGACCAGGCCAAGCAAAACGCGCTGTCGAACAAAAAGACCGGCATTCTTTTTGACAACATCATTGTCAAGCGGATGGAGGAAGAATCTGACGGGGCCAGGAAACAGGTCTATTTGGTCACGGTTCGAAACGGGAATGCAGCTTCGAACGGCGCCTATTACTGGCGTTGGGTGGAGAATGGGCACAAGTTTGTTCCGAAAAATACGACGGTCAGCAAACGCACCGGCCGCACGATCGGCTGGGCGGCGCACCGGCGCGCGGCAGAGCTCGAGTACGGAAACAAGCGAACTCGGGCATATCCGTTCATGCGGCCTGCTTATGAAATGAAGAAGCAAGAGGCGGTCGACCTCATGACGCGCACGCTGGCCGAGCAAATGGCAAGGAACACACGATGACACCGCACGAGCAAATTTTCCAGGTGCTGGGCGACCTAGTCAATGGCCGGGTTTTTCCCGGGATCGCGGAACCTGAGACGCAGACACCGTATATCACCTACCAAATTATCGGCGGCCCCCCAATCAATTTCGTCACCGGTGAGCGCCCGAGCAAGCGCTTCACGCGCGTGCAGATCAACACGTGGGCTGCGACATCCGTCGAGGCGTCGCAGGTGGCTATGCAAGCCGAAGACGCGATCCGAGCGTCACGAGCGCTGCAGGTCGAGGTGCTGACCACCGCGGCTGACACATACGATGCGGAATATCGCGGAGCCGTGCAGGAATTCATGCTGTTCTGCTGACCCCACCAGTTTCATTCCCAGCCGCCCCGAGAAATCGCAGGCGGCTTTTTCTTTGCCCGAACGGGCGCAACGGCCCGGAAACGGGCCTCTTCACTGAAAGGCCCTTCAATGGCACTCTCGCTCCCGACCGGTACCGCATACGCAATCGCTACCATCTACGCCACTGCAGTCAGCGTCACGGCCGCATCGAACGCAACGGAAACGGTCCTCGCCACCGCAGCAAATACCTTCGCCGCCGGCGACTACCTCGAGTATGTCGGCGGCTGGAGCCGCATGACCAATCGCGTGTTCCGTGCCAAGGCCGCGACTGGTACCTCGGTCACCCTGGAAGGCATGGACACCACCGAGGTGAACCTCTTCCCGGCCGGCATGGGCTCCGGCGCGCTGCGCAAAATCACTAACTGGGTTCCGATCCAGCAGGTGTTGACGGCCGAGCCGTCCGGCGGCGATCCGAAGTACGTCGCAGTCAGCCTTATGGAAAACGAGAACGACATCAACCTGCCTGACGGTTACAACGCACAGAGTCTTGCGCTGACGATCGCGGACGACCCGCTGCTGCCACACCACGGCGCGATGAAGAAGATCGCGGACTCGCGCAAGATCGCCGCTATCCGCGCCGACCTGCCGAGCGGCAGCAAAATCCTGTTCAACGGTTACATCTCGTTCGACGAGACGCCGAGCATGGCCAAGGGCAACGTCATGGCAGTCAAAGGCGGCTGCGCGCTGCAGAACCGCCCGGTTCGCTACGCCGCGTAACAAGTTTTGCCAGCTTGCATTCGCAGGCTTTTCCCAGCCGCGAGGTCGCCCCTCGCGGTTTTTTTATACCCATCTGAAAGATAAAAATCATGGCAACCAAAGCAAACAAAATCGTCCTCGGCAAACGTCCAACCGGCTTCAAGAAAGAAGTGAAGTGCACGATGCTGGACGGTTCGACCGGCTGTATGGAAGTGACCTACAAATACCGCAGCCGTTCGGAATTGGCGGAGCTGACCGACAAGTTCCAGGCCACGCTGAAGGACGAAGCGAACGTCGAGATCGAGCGTTTCAAGGCTGCTGTCGAGAAAGCCAAGGCTGCAGGTGAAACGATCCCCGAATTCACGCTGACCCAGGCCGATATCGTGGCACGCCAAGCGAAGGTGCTGGTCGACTACATCCTCGCGATCGTGGACGGCTGGAACCTCGACGCCGACTTCGACCGCGATGGCGTGGCCGAGCTCATCGACACGCTGCCAGCCATGGCCGAAGCGATCAAGGAAGACTATCGCGCTGCGATCAACGAAGGCCGCCTGGGAAACTAAAGGCGATCGCTGAATCCATTTACAAGCCGGGTCTTTCAAAAAAGGACCTGGCTGAAATGGAGGCGGCGTGCCTCACGCCCGAAGACTTCCCGGATGAAGACGTGGAGGTCTGGCCGGAGAACTGGGGCGCCTACGTGCTGTTTTCGTACATGCGCACGCAGTGGCGCGCTGGTGGCATGGGGGTCATCGGTCTCGACTACGGCCCGCTGCAACGCAAGATGGATCGAATGAATCTGTCGGCCGAAGAATATGACGACCTCGAGGGAGACATACAGACGATGGAATATGCGGCGCTCGGCGCCATGCACGACCGAGGCGACTAAAAAAATACCAATCAGCCTTGAACGCTCATGCGACAGGGCTTCTTTTATTCAGGGCTCGCCATGACCGATATCGTCAACAACGCAACAATTCGGGTGGTAGCTGATGCCTCGGGCGTCGAAGCTGGTCTGCGCCCAGCGATCGATGCCGCGCAGCGCGCTGGCCAGGCGATCACGCAATCGGGCGCCAGCGCCGCCGGCGCCGCGCGCAGTGTCGAATCTGCACAGCGCAACATCATCGCGTCGATCCAGCGCACCACGATGGCCATGGAGTCGGGCGGCCGAACCACGGCAGCTTATTACGAAGCTCAGGCGCGCCATCGCAACGTCGATCCTGCCGCTCTGACTCCGTACTTGAACCAGCTGCGCGCGGTCGAGGCGGCGCAGACGCAGGCGACCGAATCGACGCGTGCCCAAGCTATGGCCGCTCGGGAGCTTGCCCAGGCCCAGGCCAACAAGGAATCCTTTCTGGCCGGCCTGCGCGAGCAGATCGCGCTATTCGGCAAGTCGACTGAAGAGGTCCTGCGATACCGCGCGGCCCAGGCCGGTGCATCGCAGGAAGCCGCCCAGCTGATCCTTCAACTGCAGAACATGCGCGCAGCACAGGAGCAGGTCGAGGCGTCGGCGCGCGCCGCGGCGCTGGCGCAGCGTGAGGCTGCTCATGCTGACGCATCTCGCAATGCCTTCCTGCAGGGCCTGCGCGAACAGATCGCGTTGTTTGGGCTCTCGACCGATGAAGTTCATCGCTACCGCGCGGCGCAAGTTGGCGCGGCCGGCGCAGCCGATCCACTGATCGCAAAGCTGCGCGACCTGCGTCTGGCGCAAGAGCAGGCCACTTACGGCGAGCGCATGCTCGCGCAGGCCCAGCGCGAGACGGCTCAGGCGCGCGCTGGCCAAGATTCGTTCCTGAAGGGTTTAGAGAACCAGGCTCAGGCGATCGGCAAGACGCGCATCGAGCTGCTCGAGTTGCAAGCTGCGCAGATGGGCGTGACGACCCGGGCCAAACCGTTCATCGATCAGCTGCGCGCGGCAGATCAAGCTCTGCAGGGCGGCAGCATGTCGGCGGCGGCAATGAACGCCGCGATGCGCAACGTTCCTGCGCAAATGACCGACATCATCGTCAGCTTGCAGGGTGGCCAAGCGCCGCTGACCGTATTGCTCCAGCAGGGCGGTCAATTGAAAGATATGTTCGGCGGGATCGTACCGGCTGCGAAAGCACTGGGCGGCGCGGTGCTGGGCTTGATCAATCCGTACACCGTCACGGCCGCCGTGGTGGCCACGGGTGCACTGGCATTCAAGTCCGGCTACGACGAGTCGCTCAAGTACTCGCGCGCGTTGATTATGACAGGCAACATTGCCGGCACCACTGCCGGGCAGATGTCTGACATGGCCAACAACATGGAATTGATCAACGGGTCGCAGGCGGCGTCCGCCAAGGCGTTGACGACTCTGGCCAGCACCGGCGCGATCGCAGGTACAAATCTGGAAAGGTTCGGCACCGTTGCCGTCGACGCACAGCGCATTCTCGGCCGGAGCGTCGAGGATACAGCGAAGGAGTTTGCTGCCCTGGGCAAGGATCCGCTTACCGCGCTTCGCGCCATGGGCGATCAATACGGCTTCGTGACGACTGAGACCTATCGCGCCGTCAAAGCGGCGCAGGACCAGGGTCGCATGATCGAGGCGGCGAACATTGCGCAAAACGCCTACGCCACCGGTGTTGCTGGCCAGAAGGATAAGGTCCTTGCCACGCTCTCAGCCTGGGAGAGGGGCTGGATCAATCTGAAAAAGTTGCCAGGTGAAGCTTGGGATGCAGTGGTTGAATTTGCGAATGGCCGGGTAGATGGGCCGCAGCAGCAGATGGCGGCGCTTGACGCACAGAGCAAGGCCATGGAATCGCGCATCGAGCGCCTCAAGCGCATCGGGAAGTCGCGCGACGGTGGGGCCTATGACCCATCGAAAGACCGCGACGTGCTGTCTGAGGAGGCGCTGCTGGCGGCGAATCAACGGACTATTGTTGGTATTCAGCAAAAAGCGAAGGCTGAGGAAAAGGCTGCTCAGGACAAGAGCATTGCCACTCAACGCCAAGCGCTGCAACGGGACTGGGACGACAAAGCGAAGGTCCTGCGTAGTCGCCAGGAGCAGCGGGATATGGCGATGGATGCCGCCAAGACCCAAGGTAAAGCGCTGGATGTACCCGAAGAGGAAATTCAGAAGCGGTTAAGCGCAATTCGCCGCGAGTACAACGACGTCTATGTTGCCGGCATTGACAACAGCCTTGCTGCATTGCGTAAGCGTGGAGAGGTTGAGGATGCACTGTCACAGCGGGCCTTGGATCGAATTCAAGCTCAGCGTGATGCAGGATTGATCTCGGAAGAAGACGCGCTACGCCAGACAGCTGCGCAACAACTCGCCGATATGGATCGTGTGGAGGCTGGACTTCGTCGCCAACTTGCTTTGACCAGCTCGAAGATTGGCAGTCAGCAACAGCAGACCGATATCGAAGGGCAAATTGCGAAGCTTGGCATCGAGCGCGGCAGCCGTAGTATTCAGCTAGAGAATGACTTGGCAGCGGCACAGCGCAACCGCGCGCAGGAAAGCGCCGAACTGTACATGCAGGGCGTCGTATCGGCCGACGCTGAACTGAGCAGCATCGCCGCCCAGGTCGAGGCACAGCGCAAGGCGAACGCGGAAATCGGTCTTAGCGCGACCGCCTTGGCCGAGCTGCAGATGGAACGATTGAATGATGCTGCAGCGCTGAAGGACCAGACCGCTGCGGCGCTGGATGCGCTCGAGCCAGGTAACGCTTTGGCTGAGCGGTATCGGCGCCAGGCCGAAGAATTGCGAAATCTGGCCGCGGCGAAGCGCGAAGGTTCGGTGAAACAGGAGGCATCCGAAGCCAGCAAAAAGGCACTCGATGAGCTGAACCAGTTCCTCGATCCGGCGCGCGCTGAAACGTTTGGGGATGCGCTGCGAGAAGCGTTCGGCGGTGCGGGTGATGCGATCTCGAAAATGACAGCATCGCTCGATGGTTTCGGCCGTCGTCAAGAGCAAATTGCCAAACAGCGTGCGACAGCGGAAGCACAGCGCGGCACGAAGGATTTCGACGAGATCAAGCACCAGAAAACAATTCTGGAACTGAACGAGCGGGATACGAAAAACCGCCTCTCTGGGTACGGGGCAATGGCCGGGGCTGCTGCTGGTTTCTTCGACGAGCAGAGCAAGGGATATAAGTCGCTGCAAGCTGTGTCACAGATATTTCACGCTGCCGAATTGGCAATGACGCTGGCCGAGCTAGTGCCGAAGGGTATCGCCGCGGTGCTGAACCAAGGCGCCGGCGATCCGTATTCGGCACCAGCGCGCATGGCAGCAATGGCGGCGATCGTGGTGGGCTTGGGTGTGGCCATTGGCAGTGTCTCGGGTGGTGGCGTCAGCCTGAGCGAGTCACGGCAGAAGGCGCAGGGGCGCGGTTCGGTTCTCGGCTCCGACGAAAAATCGGATTCGATCGCCAACTCGCTGGACCTGATCGAAAGCGCAACGTCAAAGGAGCTGAACATCAGCACCGGGATGCTGGCGTCGCTGCGCAACATCGAGGCCGGTATTGACCAGTTTGCTTCGCTCTTGGTGCGCACCACTGGCGTGACGGGCAAGTTCGGCGCCGACATGGGCAAGAACGTGTTCGATTCGAAGGCGCTCGGCATTGGCGGCGCGGCTCTTGGCGGCATCGCCGGCGCGGCCGGCGGTGCGTATGTCGGCATGGGCACGAGCTACATCGGCGCAATGCTGGGTGGCCCGGTCGGTATGGCCCTTGGCGCGGTGCTCGGCGCTGTCATTGGCAAGACGTTCATAGGCAAGGCACTCGGCAGCGTCTTCGGCGGCAAGCAGACGGTGGAAGACACCGGCTTCACGATGGGCCGCTCGAACTTCGGCAGCATCATCAACGGTGGCGTCAGTGCTTCGCAATATGCCGACATTAAGAAGGATGGCGGCTGGTTCAGCAGCGACAAGAAAAGCACGCAGCTTGAAGGCATAGGCGCCGAGGGCAACCGTCAGATCAGCACCATTCTGACGTCGCTCTACGACACCGTGTTCGAGGCCGGCAAGATGCTTGGCGTCGGAGGCGATGCGTTCGCGAGCAAGCTGAACAGCTTCGTGGTCGATATCGGCAAGGTCAGCCTGAAAGGTAAAACCGGGGACCAGATCCAGGAAGAACTATCGGCCATTTTCTCGAAGGTGGGCGACGACCTGGCATCGTTCAGTGTGGCCGGCATCACTCAGTTCCAGAAGGTGGGCGAGGGCGCGCTGGAGACGCTGGCACGTGTGGCCGTGAACTACGCGAGCTTGGATGCTGTCCTGGCCAGCGTGGGCAAAACGTTCGGCGCCACCGGCGTGGCCAGTCTCGGCGCGCGCGAGGACCTGCTGACACTGGCGGGTGGGATCGATGAGCTGGCCAGCCAGACGGCCAGCTTTGCCGAGAATTTCCTGTCCGAGTCCGAGCGTCTGGCGCCGGTGCAGAAGTACGTCACCGACCAGCTGGCATCGATGGGCTTGTCGGCGCTGCGCTCGCGCGAGTCGTTCAAGCAGTACGTCATGGGCCTCGATCTGACGAACGTAGCCCAGCGCGAGCAGTATGTCGCGCTGATGGATCTGCAGGAAGCGTACGCCAAGCTCTATCCCGAAATCGAGGATGCAACGCAGAGCCTCTCCGATGCGCGATCGGCGCTGACCGATGCATACAACGCCGAGAACGATGCGATCAGTTCCACGGTCGATCGCATGGGCTCGTTTGCTGCCAGCCTGAAAAGCGTGCGGGAGAACGCGCTGCTGGGCAGTCTGTCGCCGCTGTCGCCGCAGGAGAAATATGCGGAGGCGAAGGCGCAGTACGAGACAGTGCTGACGGCGGCGCGCAGTGGCGATGAGTCGGCGCAGTCGAACTATTCGGCCGCGTTCAACTCGTTCCTCACTGCGTCGCGCGCGGTGTTCGCCAGCAGTGGCCAGTACCAGGCCGACTTCGCGTATGCGCAAGCATCCACGGCAGAGGCGGAGCGCTGGGCTGGCGCGCAGGTCGACGTCGGCAAGGCGCAGCTGGACGCGCTGAAGCTGTCGGTGAGCGGCCTGATCACGCTCGACAAGTCGGTGCTGTCGGTGCGCGATGCGATCCTGCAAGTGCACCAGGTCATGGGCACGACGGCGCCGCTGGCACCGGGCGCCATGGCCGCACCGCAGATCAACATGCCGACGCCGGTCATGTATGCCTCGTATGGGGCAGACAACACCGTCGCCCTGGTGGCTGAACTCAAGTCGGTGCGCCAGGAGCTGGCCAGCCTGCGCGCCGAACAGGCCGTGCAGACCGGGCATTTGATCCAGGCGAACGCCAAGGCAGTCAGCGATTCCGCCGACCAGATCTCGGGTGCCACCACGACGGCAGTTAAAGCCGTCGCCAACAGCGAACAGAGGGTTCCATTCGAATGACAGATGCAGCGTTTTTGGCCTGGCTGAAAAGCTCGGCCGCCTATCGTGTCGTCCTCATCGAGGCGGCCGTGCAGATCGATGGCGTGGAGTCCGTCGTCTACCTGGCGACGAAGCCATTTACCACCGGCCCGAACGATACGCCGGCGAACACCACGTATCTGCCTATCGTCACCGTCGGCAGGCTGTTCACTGAACGGCTGTCGCTGGACGGTGAGGGTGGGCTATCGGCTGGCGAGCTCGAGATTGAAAACGTCGGCGGCGCGCGCGATGCCTGGGCCGGCCCTCGGTACGTCTGGAAGAACCGGGTAAACAAAGCCTATATCGGTGATGTGCGGTGGAGCCATGGGGACTTCCGGCCGATCTTCAACGGCATCACGGCCGACATTGCGCCGCGCGGCCGCCAGGCGCTGGCGCTTAAGCTGCGCGACAAGCTGCAGCGCCTGAACACGGCGATCAGCGAGGTCAAGCTGGGCGGCACGAGCGAGCAGCGGGATGCACTGCTGCCGATCGCGCTGGGCCAGGTCTTCAACGTGACGCCGCTGCTGATCAATGCGGCGATCCTCAAGTACCAGGTGCATGTCGGGGCGAACGACTCGGTCATCGAGGTTCGCGACAACGCCGCGCCGGTAGCGTTCACTTCAGACCCTGCCACCGGCACGTTCCAATTGCCGCCGCGCGGGGATCCGGTCGGCGTGGTCACCGCATCCGTGCGTGGCGCTGCGGCCGGCGGCTACGTCGACACCGCGGCGCAGATAGTCAAGCGCTTGGTCACCAGTTACGGCAAGGTGTCCGATCGTTTCACTGATGCGGATCTTGACTTGGCCAACATCGCCGCGTTCGACGCCGCGCACCAGCAGACGATGGGCTTGTATTCGACGGCGCGCCAGAACGTGCTGGCCGCCTGTCAGATGCTGCTCAGCAGCGTCGGCGCCCAGCTGGTGATGTCGCGCCTGGGCCTGGCGCGGCTGATCAAGGTTGCGCTGCCGGCCGCCGGTACGCCGTTGGTGATCCGACCCGAGCACATGGTCGATGGCACGCTGCAGCCGGCGGCACGCACGGACGTCGTCGGGGCCGTCAAGCTCGGCTTTGCCAAGAATTGGGCTGTGCAGGACGCTGGCACGCTGGCCAACCTGCCGGAGGTGCACAAGCCGCTTCACGTCGAAGAGTGGCTTACCACCACCAAGACCGACCAGGCCACGCTGGCTACCTACCGCCTGAACGCCGAGCCGGTCCAGATCGACACCATGCTGCTCACGCGCGCCGACGCCGACATCGAGGCGCAGCGCCGGCTCGACCTGTGGAAGGTGCCGCGCACCACGTACGAGTTCGAGGGCGTGCCGGAACTGCTCTCGCTCGAGCTGGGCCAGGCCGTCAAGGTTTACGCACCGCGCTTCGGCATGGACGCCGGCGTGACCGGTATCGTTATTTCACTCGCACCTGACTGGGAAACCGGTCGGGTTACCGTAGGTTTCCTGGTATGAGCACAGTGCTGAACGACCGCGACGCGATCCTGCAGGCAGCAGCGGTGCGGGTCATCAACCCGAAGAACGCGTCGATCCTCATGAGCGCGACGACATCGATATTCCACGTCAACACTGCTGGCGCGGTCGACGTGGCTGCAACCACGATTACGGCGACACTGATCGGCCTGGACGGTGACGTGACCTTCACGGCCGACGGCGCGGCACTGACCAGCGTGACCGGCAAGAGCACTGACGTGCGCTACGCCGACATGCAGGGGCCGGCCGCCATCGTCACCGCGCGCATCGTCGTCGGCGGCCAGACCTTCTCGCAGAGCTGCATCATTGCCGTAGTGCGCGATGGCGCCAACGGTTCAGATGGCGGGTCTGGCGCGCGCGGTGCCGGTATGTATTTCGCCTCTGGCAATGCCTGGTCGGATGGAACGGCTGACGCCGCGACGCCTGGCGGCAACGTGGTGGGTGACGTCGTCACGATCTCGAACGGCTCGACCTATTCGATGACGAAGCGATGGAGCGGAGCCGAGTGGCTGGCAATGGGCGCCGTGTTCGACGGCAGCCTGTTTGTGGCCGGGTCGATCCATGGCGCTGCGCTGAAGGTGGGCACGGTCGAAATTCGCAAGCCTGATGGCACGCTGATCCTGGGCGCTGGCGGCACGCTGGCGGAAGAGGCCGCCGCGCCAGGCACGAAGAACAGCGAGATTGTCGTCGGTGGGCGCAATCTGTTTCCTGACGGAGACTTCGAGCGCGGCATTCACCCGATGCAGGTCTCGAATTTCGACGTCGCATACCCCAGCGATAGAGTGGGGGCAATAAGTGGTACTAAGGCACTATTCATGGATGGCACCGGGGTAGACATGTACGTCTACCTTGGGACGCGAGCCAACGTTACCCCGGGCAAGGAATACCGAATCAGTTTTTATTCAAGGAGCGCCACATCGGGCGTAATCATAGGTAGTGGCTCATACATTCGGTTGTGGAACAGTTCTGGTGCAGTCGTCGACCATGCGTATCTCGCCATGGACAATCTTGGTGTCGGCTCGTGGAAACGGCAAGTGGTCGCTTGGACATGCCCACCCGGGGTGACGCAAATTGAACCGCGATTCGGCATTACAACTAACGGGGCGTATTCATGGCTAGCTATTGACTGCGTCAATATCGAAGAAGGCAACGTGGCAACACAATGGACGCCTGCTCCTGAAGATATTGCTGCCGACGCACAAGCCAAAGCCGAAGCCGCGCGCGTAGCCGCCGTGAATACCGCCGCAGCAGACGCAACTGGCAAAGCGAACGCTGCACAGGCCGCCGCAATCGCAGCCGCGAACGCCGCGCTCGCCGTAAAGCTGAACAAGGGCGGCGACGTCCTGGGCGGCATTATCAGCATGGATACCGTTAACGCCCCGGTAGGTTTCCGCGCTGGCACTCTGACATGGAATAACGAAGGCGATTATACGGGCGGCTACGGTACTGCGATGACGCCGAAAGGCCTGATCGGATATAACACGTCCGGCCTACGTACGTTTATGGTGAATGGGCAGACCGGCGATATCCAGATTCGCGGCGACATTATGGGCGGTGCATTCACGGGCTATGCGTGGCCTGTCGCGGGACAGATCGGGTTTTATCTCGGCGCTCTCGGGATGCTGGCGGGCAACGCTAATGATAACCGATACGTTCAAATCACCGCCGATGGCAATATGTATCTGCCGGGGTTCTCGCACACGAATGGACAACTAACATTAACTAACCCAATCATCATCGCCCCGCAAGGCCCGAACTTCGACACGTTCAGCGTTTATTTTAGTGGCTTTAATAGTGGCGGGTCAGGTAAACGTTTAAATCTCGGAACGCGTACCGCTTCGATAACCGGCGGCGTCGCCCCATTTACTTACAATTGGACGTTTGTGCCAAACGAAGATTCAGCTGGATCAATTAATATCGTCAATCGCACAAGTGCAACGGCTACTTTTTCAAGTGCTGTCGGGCAAACCCCGGCAACAGTTTCCGGCACAGTGTCGGTTGTTGTAATTGATGCGAAAGGTCGAAGCGCATCGATCACGGTAAATGCGACGTGCAACCACCTATAAATGGAGCACCTATGACTGCATATGCACTCGTCATCGATGGAGTAGTTGAATCGCAGCACGGGGAAGTAGACTCGCCTGATTTCGTTGGCCCGCCCGAGCCGCCGCCGAACAATGTCGACACCTACCTGCTGCTCACGGAGCCGATCGACTGGCGCCGCCCGACGGAGACCTCGGCTCTTCACTGGAGTGCGGAAGACGGCATGTCCTGGGTCGAGAGCGCGAGCATTGACGAGCTCCGCGCGCGGCGCATCGAGGTAATGAGCTTGGCCTGCGAGCAGCAGATCGTTGCCGGGTTCATGTGTTCGGCACTGGGGGAGGATCATCTTTACCCGGCCAAGACGAAGGATCAGATAAACCTCCTCGGGTCGATCGCCGACGCAAGTATGGCCGGTAGCGATCCGGACTGGCGCACGCAGTTCTGGTGCGCTGACGCCACCGGGGCGTGGGAATTTCGCGACCATACCGTCGGCCAGATCCAGCAGGTCGGCAAGACTGGAAAGCGCGCCATCCTCGAAGCCATGGCCAAGAACGAAATGCTGCGCCGGCAAATAGGCGCGGCAACGACAGCGGCCGAAATCGAAGCAATCACCTGGTAGAGACTGCATGCCCAATCTGAGAATCGTTTCCGACAATGCCATCGAGCGCGCCACCCTGACTGCCTCGAGCACGGCAGGCGGCCTGTCCGTCGGCAACCTGGCCGCTGCGCAGGTCTACCCTGTGTGGCGCGCCACCGCGCGGGATGCCCGGGTCACCGCCGTCTTCGACAATGTCGAGCCGATCGGCTTCGTCGGACTCCCGTTCTGCAACCTGTCGCCGACGGCGCGGGTGCGCGTGCGCGTGTCGGGTGAGGCGGCCATCACGAACAACCACATCCACACGGAGGCATTCGACAACGCCGCCTGGACGAAGAGCGCGGTCACGGTGGCGGCCAACGCGGCAGCTGCGCCCGACGGTGCGGTCACGGCCGATCGCATCATCGCCACTACAACCAGCGGCGCTCACTACGTCCAACAGTCGATCGGCGCGGTGGCCCTCAACGGGCTGCACACCGAATCGTTCTTTGCCAAGCGCGACACCGGGGAGCGGTACCTGCGCCTGCAGTTCGGTTCCGGCTTTACCAACTCGTTTGCCGACTTCGACCTCGACAGCGGTGATGTGGTCGCAACCTCGAACTGCACCGCGCGGGTGGATGCGCGCCCGGGCGGCTGGTACCGCTGCAGCATCACTGCATCGGCCACGTCAGCGGCCACCTCGTTCGTCCAGGTCTACACCAATCGCTCGACCAACGGGGCTGCTTACGCTGGCAATGGCACGGCCGGGATCCTGCTGTGGGGTGCGATGGGCGTGGCAGGGCTCGTGACCGGGTCGTACTACCCAAGCGGGAACGCTGCGGCGACGCGCCCGACAGGTTACATCGACACCTGGCAGCCGTACGACTACGACAGCGGCCTGGTGCTGGCCTGCCCAGCGCCGGCGGTTCGGCTGCGCGGCTTCACGCCAGTGCAGGCGGCCAGCGCGTACGCCTACGGTGGCGGTGCGTACGCGCGGCACTGGTTGCCGGTGGAGGTCGCAGCACGTGCGTTGATGGTTGATATTCAGGATCCGGACAACCTGCAGGGCTACATCGAGGCAGGTTGCATGGTGGCTGGCCCGTTCTGGTCGCCGACCTACAACGCGTCGGCCGCGTCGGTGACGATGGTCGACCGCACCGAGATCTCGCGCAGCGCCGCCGGCGGCCAGCTGGCAGACCCGGGTACGATGAGCCGCAAGGTTCCGATCGACCTGCGCGCCATGCCGCCGGCGGATCGGGCCAAGTTCCTGAACCTGGTGCGCAACAGTCGCGCGCATCCGATCCTGCTGTCGGTGTTCGCGATGCATGCCGACGTCGAGCTCGAGCGCGACTTCATGGTGTACGGCCGGCGCACGAAAGACTCGGACCTTGCCTACCAGTTCATGAATGCGTACGCGACCACGCTGGAGGTCGAAGAAATCTGATATCCGTGCAATCCAGCCAGGCCGCCTCGAGCGGCTTTTTTTACGCCCATCGAAAGGCACCAATGAGCATCAGCAAGACCACCCCGCCGGAAGTCGGCAGCTACGCCGGCGCCGCAGTAACGGTTGCCACCTCCCTGACCCTGACGCAGTTCGGCGTCATCGTCGGCATCTTAACCGCGCTGCTGACATTCCTGCTGAATGCCTGGTACACCCGCGAGCGTAATGCCCGCGAGCGGCAGCAGGCCGAGCGCGAGCAGCTGCACGCCGATATCGAGCGCCAGGTTGTCGATCTTGAGCGCCGCGAGCGGGAAGTGCGTCTGGCTCAACTGCTGGCGCAGTTGCAGGCCCCCGAAGTAAAGCCATATTGCCCACCACTGGAGAAACCATGAAATTCATCGACGACGCAAGCAAGCAGTTCCCGAAACTCTGGTCCGTACACTTCGCGCTGCTGGCCGCCATCGCTTCGGCCATCGAGGCCGGCATGAACCTGTACGCCAGCGGCACTGCGCCGCTCCTGGTAGTGGCCGCCGGCCTGACCTCGCTCGGCGCCGCGATCGCGCGCGTTGTGGCGCAACCGGAGCTGACCGGGAATGGTTAAAAGCGCACCTATTCAGCGGCGCGGCCTGGTCGCGCTGGTCGGCGTCGTGGCCGCTACAGCGTTGTTCAACTTCACGCCGCCGTTCGAAGACACCAAGTACACCACCTACCGCGACATGGCGGGCGTGCTCACGTACTGCACCGGCGCCACTGAGAACGCAGCCTGGGGCAAGACTTACACGCCCGCGCAGTGCCGCGCCCAGCTCGACCGCGACCTCGAGCGGCACGCCGCCGGCATCGCCATGTGCATCCCGCTCGCGCGCCTGACCGATGGCCAGAAGGTGGCCTTCGTCGACGTCGCCTACAACATCGGCGTGAGCGGCTTCTGCGGCTCGAGCATGGCGCGGCGCACGAACGCTGGCGACATGGCCGGCGCCTGCAATGCGCTGATGGCCTGGAACAAGATCACTGTCCTGCGGCCGGTCATCGGCGGGGACGGCAAGCCGGTCAAGGATGCGCGCGGCAAGGTCATGATGCGCAAGGTGCTCGAGGAAGTGCGCGGCCTCACGCGCCGGCGCCAGGCCGAGCGCGAGCTGTGTTTGAAAGGGCTGTCATGAAATTGCGACTGATGGAAGAGCTCGTGATGTTCCATTGCCCTGGCTGTAATGAGGATCACGCGATCACGGTAGGTGCGAGCGATATCCCTGGCCCGGTGTGGTCATTCAACGGCGACGCGACGCGGCCGACGTTCTCGCCCTCTATCCTGGTGAGCGCACCTTTGTGGGAACCACCCGTCAATGCCAGCAACTGGGCGCAGTGGAGTCGGTCGCCGTGGGAGCAAAAGCTGGTCGACCACATCTGCCACAGCTTCGTGACCGACGGGCGCATTCAGTTTCTCAGCGACTGCACGCATGCGCTGGCTGGCCAGACCGTCGAGTTGCCTGATTGGGGGCAGCCATGATCCCGGTCAAGTATCGCGCGCTGGTGGCCGGCCTGGGCCTGCTGCTGGCGATGGCGCTGGCGGGTGCTGCCGGCTGGTTCACGAACGGTTGGCGGCACGACGCGGAGATCGCCGAGCTGCAGCGCGCGCACGCGGAAACCATGCGCAGCCAGTCGGAGCTGGCGCTGACCACGTTGCGGGCCGACGCGGAGCGAATCACCACGGCGGCCACCGAGTTCGCCGCCATTCAATCCACCCTGGCGCCGCGCATGTCGGCGCTCACCAAGGAGCTGCGCAATGCGAAACCTCTGCCTGCTGGTTGCGTGCCTGATGCTGACCGCGTGCGCAACCTCGACGCCGCAATCGAAGCCGCCAACAAAAGCATCCCTCGATAGCGCGCTGGCGGCGCCGTGCCCGGCAATCGAACGGCCCGGAGCCGATGATTATGACGCGTGGCAGGCTTGGGCTATCGAGTTGCTGCGCCAGTACGCGGAATGTGCGGCGCGCCACACCAAGACTGTGCAGGCCTGGCCGATGTGAAGCAGCATTGTATTGGTCGCATTTAGGGCATCATGAAGGACTGCTTTCGACCCAAAGCAGCCGTTCGACGATCAGAAAAACCGTCTTTGCTTTGCATGACCGTGGAAGACTTTTGAGCTAGGGGTTGGAAGTGCAGCAAACCGGAAAAGCTGATTAAGGCATTAAACCCGACGTTCAATGTCGATATAAGTTCTCCCAACGGATGCGGGATTCGCGCGCAAGCGTTCATTTCTGCTCGCCTGCGTTAGCGTATCGAAGATTCCGGAGCCGCAATGGCGCCCCGGTACATCCCGTGCTTGCCCCGCCCGATAAGCTGCGCGTGATAAACACCGGTGCCGCCCGAAAACAAATAAGCCGTCACGCACGCGATGGCCGCGAAGGGTCCGATTGCCGGCCCGAACAACTCAATGGCCATCAGCGTAGTCGCGATCGGGGTATTCGCCGCGCCGGCAAAAACGGCCACAAAACCCAGGCCGGCGAGCATGGCAAACGGCAGATGCAGGATCGGCGCAAGGGCGTTCCCGAGCGTCGCGCCGATGTAGAACAGCGGCGTGACCTCGCCCCCCTTGAAGCCGGTACCCAGCGACAGGACAGTGAAAAACATCTTGCCGAAAAAGTCCCACGGAGACACTGGCTGCTGGAACGCGCGCACGATCTCCGGGATGCCCAATCCGGTGTAGTGCCATGCATCGAACCCCCATACCGCAAGCGCGATAAGGATTCCGCCTATCGCCGGGCGCAACGGCGCATAGGAAATCCACCGTTTCGCCGCGGCGCCCACCCGGTGCGCACTCACGGCAAATGCCATCCCGGCCAGGCCGAAGACGATGCCAGCGACGATTACGGCGGCCACGCTCCAGAAACCGACGGGGACGATCGTCCCGATTGCATAGTGTGTATGGTGAACGCCCCATGCCAGGCAGACCTGGTCCGCGCCGAGGCTGGCGACAACGCAGGGCAATAGTGCGTCATGGCGGATGCGGCCGATGGCGAGCACTTCCAGGCCGAAGATGGTGCCTGCCAGTGGCGTCCCGAACACTGCGGCAAAGCCGGCGCTCATGCCCGCCATCAGCAGTACACGGCGGCCCTCCGGTGTGACGCGAAACAGTTGCGTGAGCTGATCGGCCAGCGCCGCGCCCATTTGAACGGCAGTTCCCTCGCGCCCTACGGACGCGCCGAACAAATGCGAGACGACGGTGCCGCCCAACACCAGCGGCACCA